CCCGTACCCGCGACATTGGTAGGTGAAACAATACTTGCACCCGCAACCGCAACCGTGCCAATAGCACTCGTTCCAGCAACGCCAGTAGGTGAAACACGTGTTTCTCCCAATACAGAAACCGTCCCAACAGCTCCCGTACCCACAACATTGGTGACAGCAAAAGATATATTACCCGATGCTGCAACCGTCCCGACAGCGCCTGTTCCCGCAACATTGGTAACAGAAACATCAACATCAAATGGACTCCCCCATGCACCTTGTCCCCATGTGCCTCGACCCCAACCAAGCGTTACAGTTGTTGCTATGCTAACGCTACCAATTTCTCCCGTACCCGCGACATTGGTAGGTGAAACATTAACATCAGGGGATGTTCCCCATAACCCTGAGCCCCACGTACTCCTGCCCCAGCCGGAAGCCATAATTTATGCTATCCGAATTATGGCTGTTGATGCAGCCGCAGCCGGAAAAGTAATCGTAAATGTTCCGGCAGTACTAGTTTTATTAGTGCCAAAATCTAAAACACAAACAGCTTTATCACTATTTGTATCATTATAAATCATAGCCCCCATAGCTGTAATAGTTGCTGTTGTAAAACTTTTATCAGCGAAATCCGTAAATCCGGTAGTTCCGCCAGTAGTAGGGTCAACATTAGTTAATGCTAATCCTCCAGTCACATATGTTCCGCTAGAAGCTACTTCTCCCGTAGTGGTAAAAGCGGTAGTAGCTGCACCCAACGTAGCCGTAGTGCTGCTTTTCCCGCCACCACCTTCCGCATACAAGGCTATTTTAAAACTATTGCCCCCAGAAGCAGAAAAATTATGGGTTGCTTTTAGAACTTCGCTCTTAAATGCAGTACACATTGCTTGAGATATAGCCATATTATAAACTCCTTAAATTATCGGCTAAATCGGAATAACCATTTTTCCTTAGTTCAGCACAAATTGTTGCTCTATCTTGTTCTACCGCTTGATGCATATAATAAATCAAGGTCTGTTTCAATGTATTTTTGAATGCTTGAGCTTGGTCTCGTATAGGAGGAGGCGCCTCATCAGCAACATAAAGAATCCTATCCGCTGCCATCTGAGCAACTTCTTCTATAGAATGACCTCTATTATCAGTAGTCAATACCTCTATACTCCCCACTGAAACAGATGAACCTACATCAAACACTATACTTTTCCCTGCATTGAAACAACTTTATCGTTTCGTTCATATAAAACAGGTTGAACATCCAAGGGTTCTGGAGGTTCAATATTAGATTTTTGAATTAATGTAAGAGTATCGTTTTGTATACTCATAATTAATGGATCCTCTAATCTATGGTATCCATATAATTTCTCTTCTATGGGAACATTTGTATCCAAAAGAGCCGAACACGAAGCCACATCGATATAAATGCCCCTTGCAACAGCCGCCGAAAGCCAGAATTCTGCACACGCACGTCCCGATTCAGCCATATGAATATTAGTTTTATAGGAATAATCTATTCCGTATAGGAAAAGTTTTTCTACTTCATTATATATAGCAAAAGCTATTGCATAAGGAACCGTGTTATTAAAATAACAAAGTCCTGTTTTTTCAATAATTTTCTCTAAAGGATATAAAACTGCTCCTGGAACTCTACTATCAAGCTCACACGTATATATCGGGCCAGGATGTTTAGGAAGTTCCCTTCTAAGAGCAGACGTTTGTTTACCCGCTAAATCGGTATCGAAAAACCTAGACGGCGGATCCATCATAAACACTCGATCATGCTTAATAGGTGCCAGCATAGAGTTTATAGCCCATACTTCGTCGTATTCTACGCCATTAGCTACTGAGGAGGTATACTCTCTCTGAGAATCTCCTAACCCAACTAAAGCTACCGATGCTCCTTTAAGACTTTTAATCATAAACTATTATACCTCACACAATAAGTTTGATAAACCCTTATTGCACAGGACGCCTAATCCTGTCATAACGATATTCATCTTGAGTTTGTTTGCCTTCTCCAAAATTCTTTAAAGTTTGCAGTGCCTCTATATATCTATCATTATACTGTTTTAATAAATCAGGTTCCCCTTTCATAAAGGTATATGCTTCTACCAATGCTCCATATAAAAGGGCTAACTCAGCATTATCTCCTAACCAACTAGTTCCGTCACTTGTTGTAGTAATTGAAGCTGGGCGGTGAAAATAATGTAACTCTACAGAATAACTATCATCTGGTGTTGGGGCTATTAAAAACGATGCCTCATTCCAATCCCCATAATATAAAGGTACTCCTGTCGTAGCAGGATTAGGTGTATAATCCTGTAAAAAAGTTACTTGTTTGTATAATAAAAATTTATTTTCTGAACTTACAATTACACTTAAAGAATAAGGAGCCAAAAAATCCGGCGGTTTTGATAAATATTTATTTGAAGTAGTCATATTACCAGAAGAATTTTGACGAAAAACATCAAGTTGACATTCTTTTAAAATTCTTTCTTCAGAATTTAAAATAAATCTAGGTAATTGACTAACAAAAGTTGATTCAGCGTTATCTGTATAATCCTGAATAGCAGTTTTTAATGTTGTAAAAGTATAAGCCATATTACGCGCTCACCGTTACAGGGCCAGCCGAAGCTACTCCACCCCCTCCTGACACACTTCCTGTAGTAGCAGTACCACTAGCCGCAGAAAATGTATACCTATCATCATTTACTTTAGTAATTGTATATCCAGCTGACTGTTCTATTGTGCTTGTTGAAAAGCCATCAAAACCAATAACATTTCTGAAACGAACGGTATCGCCAGTACTTCTACCATGACCTGCCTCTGTTACAGTTATCACTGCGGAACCTGCGGAACCTGATTTAAACGCATTTCGTTTTAATAAAACTTCTACTGCAGGTTCTACTCTATCTGTAGAAGCATTTTTAAGAGCTTCAGGGTCTACAATATTTTTAGCAATATCTAATTGCGGTTGTTTTTCTTCAAATTCTGAAGCAGCAACTCGAGACCCATTCCATTCAATACGCATTTCTCTGTATGGAAAAGCTACACCACTTCTATCAGAAATAAATTGAGCATATTTTCCAGAAGCATATGCCATTTACGAAACCCTCAAATAAGAACTTGAAGGAACAAAACGTAATGCAACTTTTTCCCTGTCTTCAAGAGAGGCATTCATGAATTCTTCATCATAAATTGCTTTTAACATTTGCACCATTTGTGGTTTTCTCTTTATAGCAATATAGTAAGCTAATCCTGAAGCCAAACAAGGTAGGAATCTAAATGGCACATTTGCATCATTAACTGAAGAATCAATATCTTCAATCTTAATAAACCGATAATAGATAATTTGATCTGTGGAATTTTCTGGTGTTGGCCAAATTGTAATAGTTGGCGTTATTTGTCTGTTTATAAAAAATTTATTTGGTCTAGCTTGCTCTGTTTTTTTAGGAATATGTAAATATTCTGCTCGACCCATTTTTTCAATTTCAGTGTCTGTGCTATCTCTCCGAATAACTGCAGACAGTACATCAATTGTTGATTGAACATCTACTAAACTAGGGTCTGAAGAAATAGTTGTACTTGCTGAGCTACTAGAACCAGTAATAGTTTCAGAAGCTGTGAACGAACCAGAAGGAACAGTAATAGTAAGAGTTGTAGAAGTTGGTTTTGTTATAACCGAAGCAGTAGTGCCACTAGTTCCACCAGTAATAGTTTCCCCTACACTTAAATTTGTTGAAGACCCTACTGTAGCAGTTATAGTACCAATTGGATACTCAGCTATAGAAGAAGTACTCGAAAGTTGGGCTAAAGTTTGGGTTATTTTTTCTATTTTCCAAAGATTTATCCCTTTATTTGCCCAATCTGCCAACATTAAATTTAATGAACGACGAGCAGTTCGAGCGTCGTAGCCAGTTCTTAATTCTAAACCACATCGTTCAAATGCCTCTTCAATAATTTCTGCAGCATTTATATTAAAGTCTGTCGACCCTGATGTAGCCATTAAGTTATCCCTGTTTTATAACGATTAAACTTATCCCCTGTAGCAACAACTGTTTTTCTAGGGTCACTGTCCATATTCTTTTTAGAAGAAACAAGACCTCCCTCGTTATAACGAGAAAGAGATTGGTATCGTGAGGATTTCTTTTTACGCGGAAGTCTCACTGATTTCGACATATTAGAAATCCTTTATACACTCTACAGTAATGATATAAACATCTCCACTAGTATGTCCAGTTGTTGTAAACTGAACATCCCCCGTCTTACCACTACCTGAATAATTTCTTAATCCATCAAAACTAGAGAAATCAATAAATCCGGTATCATCTATTTTACAATCCCAGGCCGCAACATCAGTGGTAGCATCCCATAAAATTCGAACAGACATTCCTACTGTTCGCCACCAAATTTTATTGATACGAACTGCCGAACAACTTCTGCCTTTATTAGTTGCAGCAAGAGCAGAAACATCAATTTTAGTTACCGCAGCCTCACCCGTACCATCACTAGTATTAGTGAACTGTGCTACATAAAATCTACTTCCATCCTCAATAACTGTTGTAGATACTGCATCAGCCATAAAAAAACCTCCTATAATAAAGTTAGATTAAAGGTTTCCCCTTAATCTAACTTTATATCTTATTTCCTACGGTGAGTCACTGTACTGTGTCATACCGCTAGTAATTCTCTGAGCAGCAACCCAAATATAATCACACCATGCAGCATCCGCCGTAGTAGTGCCAGAAATAGCACAGAACCACGGAGTAAGAGCTGAAGTAGGAATATTTGCTGTAGTCGTAGTCACAAGAACACGATCTACATAAAATTCTACAATACCAGTCCCCTTAGCAATAAACCCAAGAGTACGGGTATTAGTGATATTGGAACTAGATTCTGCTCCATCAGCAAAATCTATACCAGTATCAGTTTTAGTTTCTGTTCCACCACTATCACAGTTAGCGTAAATATCAGCAGCGCCTTCAACCAATAAGAAACCAATCTGGTTAGCTGCCGCAAAAGGAACACCTGTGGCAAACGTGCCATTCTCTGCTAGACCTACGAACATATCCATGTCGTCAGCATCTGCTACTGCAACCACAGCCTCAAAGTAAATATTTTTACTAGCCTCAGCCATAAAAATTTCATTACCTTGAATAGCACCGCCAGAATTATCAGTTGAACCATCGCCCGTAGATTTTGCCCATCCACCAACATGGTCAGCCAAAAGAGTTAGTGTTCCACTATTAAGAACAGATTTAGTCCAGTCATCAGTGTCATCAATGTCAACACCAGTAAAATCATCATACTTAAAAACATAATCTGGATTGACTTGAATTGGTAGATTTTTGAACCATGAACCCAATTTGCTTGAGTCACTCCCGTGACCGCTGTACATAATTGGACCTGAAAAACGTGATGTACCCATAACATCCTCCTTACAAAGGATTTACCCTAGAGTCTTCGTAAGCGTCTGCTGGACCAGTCGCTAGGGTTGTGAATTCCAGAAAAAGAGGGAGGAGAAATTCTCCTCCCCCCATTTTACTACGCTCCTGGAGAACCATAAATACCACGAGGGTCAGACCATCCGAAACTGTAACGCTCACGGGCTTTATACCGTACATTACCAGTATCGAAATCACCTTCCATCGCCGTACGAATTGGGGTCCTCTGAAAATGCTTCAATCCATTTGGAGCATCCGTCATTACAAACCACGCATCGGT